CCAATAAACTTTTGTTTTATCTGGTTTTTTATAAGGATTTTTTAAATTACTTAAATAATAATCATGACTAATAGGTTTAATTTTTACAATTTTACCTGAATCTAAATAAACTCTTTCTAAAGTTACTTGATTAATATCATCATCAATATTTACAACTAAAGATTTTGGTATTACTGTACTATTATCAATTAAATCTGTATCAGATTTTTCTACAGGGATTAGTATAGGAGAAAGAGCTTTTTTAGCTCTTTCATTCCTATCTAATCCATTATCAATAATACGTTGAACAACTTCTTCTTGAGCCATTGTTAAAATATGAGACCATTCTTTATTATCATATCCAGGTGCATCAGCACTAGCAATACTCTCATATAATAATTCTGCCTCATATTTCATTTCTAATGGAGTCATATCAATTATTCTTTATCGTTAGTAGTTTTATTTCCTTCTAAATAAGCATCAACTTGTTCTTTAATACTTAAATATTCATCTTCAGTATTTCTTTTAAGAATAGAAATATAATTAACTAAAGATAAGTAGTCATAATCTACACCATCACCTTTAATATTATATTTATTTCTACCTTTCTTAATAATAGCTCCAGCTTTTACACCATTAATAATAAGTGCTTTTATATCATAGTTATCATCTTCGATAGTCTCTAATATAAAATCGGGATCATTTTCAATTATTTTATGAAGTTCACCTTGCATCCATTCTTTTGTAGCATTAGGATCTACTACATTAGACTTATTCTTTTGAGCATAATATACTGAAATAAGATCTGACATTTTACTTCTGGATCCTTGAATAGTTCCAAAAAACATCCAAATTTTTTGAGTTTTTTCAGCTTCTTTAGATTTATAGATATTTTCATCTTCAGCTTCAGCAAAATACCAAATGTATACTGGAGACATATCTCTTTTTTTATAATCTTCAGCTACTTCTCTATTAGCTTTTAAAACTCTATATTCCAAGTTTTCCCAAGGTTTAGATAAATCAAAAGGTTTACCTGTAGTCATAAGACTTTCACTTTTTTCAATTCTTACAGAAAATTTATCCCAAAAATTATCTTTTTGTTTTGTAAATGATAAATCCTCTTGTAACATTTCACTAAAAGCTTCCATCTCTTTACTATTTAATATTTTTTTATATGATCCTGTTCTACGATCTCTAGGTAAAGGATATGATTTAAAAGCTCCATCAAACATAAAATATCCTATATGTTTTGGATCTCTAATCATCTTACTTGGTTTTGGAATAGGTTTTAAATATACAATTTTGTTTTCTAAGATTCCTTCTTTGATTGCTTGTTCTTCAGTCATACTTTTAAAATTTTTATTTTTTATTAAGTTATTAATTTATAAAAAGATGTAGGGTAATTTAATACCCCACATCTTATTGTTTAAATTAGGCTACTAATTCAGATGGTAAATAACGGAAAGTTTTAAGTGGATTTTTAACTTGCATTCCACCAATAAACATGCCATATACTTCATAACCATCTACAGATGATACAATATCTCTTGGTTTAGTAAGATTATTATAAGGACTAAAAGGATCTCTTAAACCTCGTCTATAACCATAAATTTCTTCATCTCCTTTGATAGCTACACGTTGAATATTAGCTTCACCATTAGTTGTACCAAAATCAAGTAATTCATAAGTTAAAGAACTTAATAATCTACCTTTACTATCTTTTTTCTTATTTCGGATAGGATTATCTTTAGTAGGATCAATTAAGATTTTAAACTTAATACCATTTACAGATTCATATTCTGCAAATTGTCCTCCAATAAGCTTCATTTTACCATTAGACATCTTGATACGGCTAGTATCTTGAATGTAAGTAATCTTTGAAGCTTTTTGCTCAGCAGCTTTATGGAATTCATAAGCTCCATATTCACCTGTAGCAAGAACAAATACACGTTCATCTTCAGGAACTTTTCCTACTGAAATATCAAGAGCAAAGTCTGTAAGTGTATCAATATCAAATGTATTGTAATAACCTACATTAGCTCCTTCAAGTTGTTCATAAAGACCATATCCTGCACGAATAGTATTTTGACTTTCACCTTTATTGGCATAAGTACCATCACTCTTCATGTTAGATTTACCATAAAGTAATAATCGTGCAATATCTCTACGGAATTGGATCATAAAGTTCCAACCAATAGCATCAATCCATCTTTTATGCATATTGCCTTTACTGTCAATAAATGCAAAAGCCATTGGTTTATTACGACCTTTAGATAACATGTTACCAGGTACCTCATAATTCTTACGAATGTAAGAAAGAGTATTTTGCATCATAAAATGAGATGCAATACTAACTTCATTACCTCGTTTTGATAAGGTTGGTTCTACAAGACCATATTCTTCACTCCAACGTGTATTTCCTTGTAGATCTTCATAAGGAACAAATAATTCATTATCACCTGTAACAAGTTCAACTTCATGACACCAAAGATCACCATATTCTTGTGGATCACTTACTACACGTAAAGCATAGTCATCAGGATTTTCTCCAACAATAACAGATGTTGCAGAAAAAGCTCTTTCACTAAACCACATGTAGAATCTTCCAAATCCTACACCTGGCTTATCTGTAGCAGATACTTCTGTAGTACCTTCCCTGTCTACAGTTGCTTTAATTAAAGGGAAATTTCTTTCATCAGGACCTTGTAACATCCATTGATAAGGTACATCATCATCAATGTAACGTTTAGGATACTGATTGATGAAGCTGATAAAATCATCTCCACCATAAGTAACTTTGTAAACCTTCTCAACGGTTTTACTAATTAACTCAGGTCTTTGAGCACCAATATACCCAAGGTGTTGTTCTGTCATCAACCCTTTAGCATATCGAGGATCTACTGTTTGTAATTTGCTAATTTTCATATTTTATTATATTTAATTGTTTATTATTCATCTAAAAATTCTTCCATAGCTTCAATATTACCTTCAAGTGAATTATCAACATCACTATAATTAGGTGAACCTGTAGAAAATTTACCACCTTTTAATTTATTCTCTAAATCTTTTAAGGCTTTAGTTTTACCATCTTTTATTAATGTATCAGTTTTACCATCAAATAAACCCATATTCATAAAGTAAGCAAGTTTAATGTCAAAATCAATAGGATTTTCACTTCTTTTTTTCCAAATAGAATTTAAAGCTCTTCCTTGTTTATCCTCACCTACTGGTAAAAGAATTGAATTTATAATTTTATCCTTAGTTTGTTTATTAATTTTTTTATCCTTAAGTATTTCATCCAAGTTATTAACATTCTCTTTAACAGTAGATATATACTTATTTTTGTCTTCTTCTTGTTTTTCTATTAATTTTTGATGGTTTTGTTGTTGAACTTTAATAGCTCTATCATAATAATTTTGTAATAAAGGAAGAGATTTTTTTGAACGATCTGATAATTTATCCAAATCTTTTAAATTTTGTATCTCATCTTTAATTTCTTCATCTGTAAAATTTCTTAATCTTAAAACTTCTGCAACAACATCTTCCTGTAAACTTTCATCTTCTACTAAAGATTCTTCTTTAATATTATCAATTATTTCTTTATTTGCAACTAAAGAACCTGCTTCATCACTAGACATTCCTGTCTCTTTCAATTTCATGTATTCTTGTGAATACTTATCAATATTTTCTTTATAAGATTCTGTTCTTTTTTCAACTTCATTTTGAAGAAGTTCTACAAAAGCTGCAGCTTCACCTTTTTCTTCTACAGTTTTTTGATAATCTTCTTCATTAAAATCAGAAAGACTATCCATCTCACTGAGAGTTTTTGCAAAAGCAATCGTCAAGGAACCAGAATCAGCATCTTTATTAGCATCATCTTTATTAGTACCATTATCATCTGATTCACTTTCATCTTTACTTTTTTTCTCAGTTGAGGATAGCCCTTCTGAAGTATTCTTCTCATCATTATCATTTAATATCTTTTTATTATCTTCTTCCATTTTTGCAAATTCTGCGTTGATATCAACATCAAAATTATCATCTGCATCAGGATTATTATTATCTTCATTATTTTCTACATTCTCATTAGATTGTTCTGGTGTATTCTCTACACCTTCCTCTCCTAATTCATCAAAAGTAGAATCTAATTCCAGAGTTTCATCATCTATCATTTCTAATGAAATCCCTAAATCATCATTTTGCTGTTCTGAAAATTCCTTTTTTGCCATAATCTAAATTTTTTATAAAATTATTATTCTATTAGTTTAATTCCAAATTATTAGGTAACTTTTTAATTTCTCTATAACTATTTTTTAACATTCTGTTTCTTTTCTGTTACCTTATTATGTCTTACTGTCTCATTTAATTTTTCTTTCTCCAAATCTAATTTTCTTTTTTCTTTCTCCATTTTATCATTATGTTCTTTTATATCTAATTCTAATTTTTCTTCATCTAAATTTTCTGGATTAGACGTTATTAATTTAGTTTGATTATCTCTAATATTCATTTTATCTTTTAAATCTCTTTCAGCTTGTTCTGATTGAGCTTTTAACTGAGCTTCTCTATCTCTTTGTTTTAATGCTGCTTCATTTTGTTCAGCTTCTCTTTGAGCAATTTCTTGTTCTTTTTGTTCAATTTTACGCTGCATTGTAGAAAGATCGCCAGTTCTATAAATATCAATAATACTAGATACAGAAACATTGTTTTGAAGTAATACTTGCATACTACTTTCAAGAAGATTTTTAAGTTTAGTATCTTGTGTAGCATTATTTACCATTATACCATATTCAGCTTCATTAAATGTCTGACCATCAAATTCTAATAAAGCTTCTGTCATATCATCCATAAAGAATTTTCTTTTAAAAGATTGTTCTTTCCAAGCAGCTTTAGCAGTTTCTATTAAAACCTTATACACTCTTAATTTAACATGATCATGTAGACTAAACCATTTCTCTGTTCTATGAGAACTTTGAACTACAGCTCTTTCTGCGCCACCAACAGTCTCTCTATTTGAAATACTTCCTTTTCTTTGTGGAGTAATACCAGCTACCTCATTAGCTCTATCTTCAATATACTCCATCATGTATAAGTTTTGTTGAATTAAATTACCCTGACTTAAATCATAAGTATTTGGTCCTTGATTCATATTTCCTGCTAATTTTCCTCTTGCTGCACCTTCAGCACCTTCTTTCATTGGATCTTTAACAGCCCATTTATGAGTAATAGCATAATATAACCATTTATCCATATCCCACCCATCAGGTACTTGTGATATATCTAATGTTGCGATAGTACCATACGATGTCATAAATAATGTTTGCATTCTATAAGTAAATTCATCATAAAGATATTGTAAAGGTTTTAATGCAGATACAAACGATGTTACTTTTGAACTATTAACATTATTAATTATACCAACAATTCCAGGATGACATTTAGATAAATTTGTCATTTCTCTAAATTGTATAGGTCTTGGTTGCATTTTTACATAAATATCATTAGCCAGTTTAGTTCCTTCCCACCATTCTGATATCCAATGCCAATTAACTTCTTCACCTCTTTCTTTATCTGGTTCATATTGTTCTGGTACTAAAGCTCTAACCAAATCACCATTTTCATCAGTGAATTTTACAATGCCTATTTTTCTCATAGACTTCCATAAAACTCTTGTTCTACGAATTCTACCATTTTCATCAAATCCGCTAGATAAACTATAAGTACCAAATATGTTTGGTGTTGATAAAATTGAATCATCGTCTCCTGAATTAGCAATAAGATCATCAACAGAAAATTCAGGACTTAAGTTTTGATGAGTAAATAAAGAACTTTTTAAATTTTTATTTGCTGTACTACCTTGCTCTAATCTTTTAATATCTTTTTCTTTAAGAACATCATAATATTCATCAATAACTTGACCAACATTTAAATATCCATCTTCTATAATCATATCAGACTCTTCAGGATAAGGTGAATCACTTGATCTTACAAAAGTAAAATTTAAAGGATTTCCTTTTCTTATAATAGGTTCACCACCTACAATATCTGCAACATAAATTTGTTCTCCAACAGTTAATAAATTTTCAAAACCAGTATTAAATTGAAAATCTAAATCTAAATGCTGTCTTAAATAACTTAATAATTGATATCCCATTCTTTCACGAATATCTCTATAAGTATAATTAGCCCAATTACCAAGTTTTTCTAATTCTTTTTGTATTTCTTCTTCACTCTTTTGTGAATTTTGTACCTCACCTATTAGGAAAGCATCTAATTGTTGTCGAAGTTTTTCTTGCTTTTCACTAACAGCATCGTGATTAACGACAGATACACTAAAATTGTGTACTCTATTTCTTTCTTCACCTGTTAATACACTTAATAAAGGAGTAATTAAAGGATATGTTTGAGCAGTTCCTGGAAAGTCATAGCCTTGTAAATTTAAAGGATTAGTTATTTTTTTCTTATCTGAAGGATCTATAATACCATTAACAAGGTTATATAGAGTAACCATCTCCTTTTTACTTTTTCTTAAATCAGAATTATTTTCCCAATCAACAAGTTCAACACCAGCATCAACACAATTTTTCATCCAACTATCTGTCTTTTGAGCATCAGTCTTTTTTTGAGAAGGAAATACTTGAGGTACTCCCGAATTTATAGAATATATCATAACACAATATTTTTTGTAAATTTAACTAATATATTAGAATTTTTCTAATAAAATTTTTTTCTATATAACTTTTAATTGATTATTTTACCATATTCATCTAAAAAAGGTATTCTTCTATTTCGCATAACATCATTATGTCTATTAAAAAAAGGATCATCTGAAAGTCTTTTTCTCTTCTTATTAATATCTGTTTTATGTTTTAATTTTAATTCTCGTGATATCATTAATAAACCTAAACTTGATATTCTATCTGTATTTATTTTACCATCATAAAATAACATTTCTCGAAGAGCACCTAAAGATTTAAATATTTGTATATTAGTAACACCAGGTTCTCTATTATAAGCTTGTTTGTCTAAATAAGCCGGTAATAAATCTTGTTGCCCCCAGTAATTAATTTTATCTGTTGCATAAATACCTTTTCCTTTATTACCTACAGAAGAACCTTTTTGTAAATCAATATCTCTTAAAGCATGTGGTGTATCTTCTAAAAGATATAATGAATTTTTTTGATCAAAATGAGTAAAGATACCTTTCTTTTGATTTTCATAAAGTAATGTTGCATTATAATCTATTAACATTCTTCTAACCTGTTCATAATAATCTTTTGCAAATTTGGTTCTTCCTGTATATTCTGCCACAATTCTATCTGTTAATAAGTTAATTATAAAAGTAGATTGTAATGAACTAGATACTTTATTGTTATCATCATCATCAACAGGGTCTAACGCAGCAGCATATATATTAGGAGGTACAAAACCTTCTGCATTTTTAATAGGTGTTTCAAATATTTCAATACAGCCTTCGATACTACCACTACCCTTTTTTAAAGGAAATTCTGTAACAGGTCTCGCATTCTTATCAATTCGAAATTTAGGTACACCACTTTCACCATCAATTTCATAATAACCTTTTAATGATAATTTTAATTCATTATTATTACCGCTTAATAAATCTTTTATTCTTACTTTAGTATCGTGTATATTGAATTTACTATTTGATTTACTAATAAACATTTCTGATGGTTTTAAAGGATAATTCATTAATTCACCATCTAGTGCTTTTTTAGAAGCAGCTTTCTTTTTATTTTTTCTTCTTTTTTCAAAATGTTTTAAAGCACTTTCTACAATTGTATTACCATTACCATCTTTAAATTTTCTTGCCATATAGGTAGCTGGTATAAACCAACATATTTTACCACCATCTTCCCAATCATTATCAAATTCTAAAAAATCAAATCCTTTAGGATCATTAAATATTAATTCAGCTTCAATAATTTTTTCCATATTACCAGCTGTACCTATATATAAAGAACTACCAAACTTCTCACCACCATCATTTTGAGCAGCATCATTAGATGCATGAATACTTAATATATTACCGACTAAACCTACTTCTTCTACAATTATAGTACCAGGTCTACCACCCGCAGCAGCTTCAGGATTTTCAGTAGTAAATACCCTATGTTTAATTTTAGAATTAGTACCAACATCTTTCCAGTCGCCACCAATCTTTTTTCTATACATATGATACCATTCCTTATTAGGACTTAAACTACCAGACATGTGTTTAAAGTAAGGAGATTTAATTTCTTCTGAAGTTCCTTTTTTCCAACCACCAGGTAATTCATCCATAGAAAGTTTAACTTTAGAGAGTAAATCTCTTGATTTATC